GTTACTCGTAGATGGGAAGCTGATTCACTATCTGATTCGTGGCTTAGTAAAAACGTAAGACCTATATCGTTAGTATTTTTAACTTTAGTATATGCTACAGGGTTTTTTTTAAACTATGATCTTACTATTATAAATCAATTACTTCTTTTAGTTTATGGAGCATATTTCGGATCACGTGGTCTAGAAAAAATAAGAAAGCTCTAGTACAATATAGTACATACATTATTGTATTATACATTATTAACTTATACAATATAGTACTGTATAAATATAATAAAATTTTTATATTTACAAAATGCGACAAAAATTAATCAAAAAAATTGATCGGATATTTAGCGAATACATACGAAGAAAACACGCTGATAAAAAAGGGTATTGTACTTGTATAACTTGTGGTAAGAAAGCTATATGGAATAGTGGTCAGATACACGCAGGACATTTTGTTAGTAGAAGATTTTTAGTAACTAGGTATGATGAACGTAATGTTTACCCCCAATGTGCTTACTGCAATAATTGGCTAGCAGGTAATCAATATACGTATGGTAAACGTATAGATGAAATACACGGTAAGGGTACGGCAGATGAATTAATGCTATTATCTAAACAAACAATTAAAATACAAAATTACGAATTAGAAGAAAAACATTTGTTTTATAAAAAAAATTTGATAACTTTGAGGAAACAATTATAAAAATGTACACACAAAACGATTTAAATATTATAAAAACACAAGCTAATGGCTTTGTGAATGACCAATTAAAATGGCAACGACTACAAATAGAATCTCTACAAAAAGAGTTATCTAAGGAAAAACAAAAAAACAAAAGACTAGAAGAACTTCTAGCATACGCAGATAAATTTAACTTAATAAATACATAATGAGTTTAGCACAAAATCAAAACAGACAATCAACTATAGACTGGATCGAAGAAGGTAAAACTTGGTCTGGTAAAGATGGAACAGAAATGAAAGAATATAAAGTATCACTAAAGAATGGTGATATACCAGTATTTAATTATCCATCTAATAAACCGTACCCATTTGCAAAAGGTGACAATGTTACGTACCTTTTGAACGAAAGAATGGTAAACAAAAAAATAATTCAAAACGGTAAACAAATGAAAAAAGTAGAAAATAATCAACCTACAAACACAAGTACAAGTACAGAATCTTTAACACAGCAACAAAGTATAGCATTATCAGTTGCATCTAAGTTAGGTTTTGAAACTGTAACTAGTGATGCTTGGCAAAAAACTTTATCACTAGAAGGTGAAAATAGAGCGAAAGCGCAAAGCGAATTACTAAGTTCTATAGGACAAGTAACAATAGCATACTATAATTTACTAACAACTAAACCGCAAAACAATGGCACAAAATAGCGATACAATATTTGTAAATGGACTTTATACATACACAAATGATAAACATTATATTGTTTGCAAATGCAGTTTAAACGTAGAAAAGTTTAAAGAGCAATTAGAGGAAAAAGAAATAGTAAAACACATTAAAGAAAATGAAGGTTATCTTAAATTTGTAACTATGATTTCGAAAAAAACTGGTAAGCCATATAGCAAAATAGAAGATAATAGTTATAAAGAAATAACTAGTAAGCAACACAGTCCAGATCGAAACGAGGATGTAGTAATACCGTCAACACAAGACGCATCTAATAAAGATGAAGATGACGGACTCCCATTCTAATACAGTTTCTTTAAGTTCTCAAGTTAGTAGACTGAATGACATTCGTAATGGTAAGATTAAGGAAGGTCTACGACTTGGAATACCAGAGATAGATGAGTACTGGAGATTTAAGTTTAGTAACTTTAATGTAGTACTTGGACACGCATCAACTGGAAAAACAACCACATTACTTTATTTACTTTTATTATATGCTGTTAAGTATAATCTTAAATACTTAATATATTCAGCAGAGAATGAACCTAGTAGTATAAGTAAAAAGCTATGTGAATTTTTAGTTGGGTTACCATTTAATAAGATACCAGATAAGGTATGGAAAGATAAGATCAAATGGATTCATCAACACTTTAGATATGTGAACATAGAAGAAGTATATACATCTAGCGAATTATTAAGACAAGCAGAAGAAATTAAAAAGACATTTGATTACCACGCTTTATTAATAGATCCATACAATTCACTTATAAGAGATAAAGAGTTAATGAAAACATACGGTGGTCACGAATACGACTACGCAGTTATGGGAGATTATAGATTGTTTACTAGACGAAACAAGTGTTCTATATATTTAATTACACACGCAGTTACTGAAAGTTTGAGGCACAAACACCCTAACGGACATAAATTTGAAGGATATATACAACCACCAAGTGCAGGATCAGCTGAAGGAGGGGGTAAGTTCCTAAATAAATCTGATAATTTTCTAATATTACACAGGTATACAAATCACCCAGAATACTGGACAAATACATATTTAGCTATAATAAAAATAAAGGAGATAGATAGTGGTGGTAGACCTACACCATTAGAAAATCCTATAGAGTTTAGATCATTAGCAAACAATGTAGGTTTTAGTATTAATAATAAAAATTTATTACATTTAATAGAAAAGCGTGATTCTTGAAATAGCATATAAGAAACATAAAGATTGGTTAAGGATATGTAAATCTTTTAACTGCGGTGATGACGACTGCAAAGATATTGTTTCTGAACTTTATATTAAAATAGATGATCTTACAAAGAAGGGTAAAGATTTAAGATATGGTGAAAACGATATAAACTATTTCTATTGTTATAAAATTATATTTCATTCTTGTTTACGATTAAAACAACACAACAACAAGCGTAAAGATTTAATAATTACATCTGATAGTGAAAACTTTGATTTAAGTTCAGCTTTAGCTAAGTATGGTAAAAAAAGTACTATTGATGAAGATACACTTTTTAATAAGCTAGAAGAATTTACAGATGATTATAGAGAGAAACTTACTTGGTATGACATTACAATATTTGAACTGTTGTCTGGTGGTAAGAAAATATCAGAGCTACAAAGAGAAACTAATATAAGTTATGTATCTTTAAGAAACACATATTTAAAAGTAAAAGATTTTGTAAAAAAACAATATGAGAAATTCGATTGGACTAGGGGATCTAGCAGAAAAAATAATTAACATAATCACGTTTGGTTATGGTAAAAGAATAGCTACGGCTATAGCAAAACTATTCGGCTACAAAGACTGTGGTTGTGATAAGAGAAAAGACGATTGGAATAAAATACAAATTAAAAGATGACAGATAAAGTACAAATGATAAAAGTTGATTACGATCAATGGACTAAATTTAAAGGCGTAAAAAATAACACAATAGCAAAAAACGAACTTAAATTAATCGAAAGTCTACACGCAAAGTATTTTAATCATCCTTACGAAAGTTTATGTACTTGTAGGGGTGAACATATTATTGGTAGAATACAAGAGTTTGTAGATGAGCTAAATGTTATTTATAAAAATGGGTATAAAAGAAGTACATAAATGGGAACAAACTGTAGTTAATATATTAAATTTAGATGGTTGGAACCTTACCTGGTGTGGTGAAGATTATGAATATTTTGATGCAAAAGGTTTAACCCCTAAGAAAAAAGAATGCGTAATAGAAATGAAGTTTAGACATAAATATTATGAAACAAAATTATTAGAGAAAGGTAAATATGAAAGACTATTAGGATTACCAAAACAAATACACAAATTATATTTAGTGTTTGATCCGAAAGGTATGTATATATTTTGGTTAAACAATATGAATTTACCAGAGCTAGAGAAATTAAATTGTCCAGATACAACACTATGGACTAAAAAGAAAAAAGAAAAAGAAGTATATTTATTAGAAGAATCACAAGCAAGTTATATAAACAATGAATCAGGATTTGATAGATGCTTATAAAAAGCTAGATGCAATAAAAGAGTTTGAGTGCGATAAGAATATTCAAACAGTATTAGAACTGTTAACTAAATGGAAAGGTAAAGCACAAGATAATAAAGAATTAAAATTAATAATAGAATCTTTTTTAGATATACAATGGCATATAATAGAATTAAAACGAGATAGAGATCTTGCGCTTAAAGCTGTAATGCAATATAAATTTCAAAGAGATGGTGCGGTAAACGAAAGAAACGAAGCTAAACAACAATTAAAGAAATATGAAGATACACATCTTGACTGACATAGTAGGACAAGAACCTTCTGAAGATGTAGAAAACAAATTACTAGACACCGTAAATTCTTTATGGTTAGATTTTGATAGTGTACCTGAAGTAGGAAGTGAAATAGAAATAGAGTTGTTTACATTTATATTTAGGTTTGAGATGGAAAGTAAAAGATATAAATTAGTAGATAACGACATATATATTTATTTAACATATAGAATGACATATGAAGAATTCTAATAAACACAAAAAACGAAAAGAGATACCAGTTTACTCTGGTGTAGTACGATACTTTCCCGATGCACTTAAAATGGTAGCACAGGTTAGTTATATAGGAAATCAACAGCATCATCCAGATAAACCATTACATTGGGATAGAAACAAATCCACAGATGAACTAGATGCTTTAGCTAGACATTTAATAGACTGCGGTACACTAGATGATGATGGTATACCACACGACGCTAAAGTAGCCTGGAGAGCATTAGCAAACCTACAGAAGTATATAGAGAGAAATAAATGAAAATAAATTTACTTGATTTGTTTAGTGGTATTGGTGGCTTTCATTTAGGTTTAAGCCAAGCAGGGTTTAAGGTAAATTCTTATTACTCTGAAATAGATAAATATGCAATAAAAACTTATAATCACAATTTTAAAAATAGTACTTATGTCGGATCAGTTACAGATGTTCAAGGAGCAGAACTCCCAAGAATCAACGCTATCACTTTCGGAAGTCCTTGTCAAGACTTTAGCCTTGCTGGAAAAAGAAAAGGTATGGAAGGAAGCAGATCAAGCCTTATCCTTGAAGCAATTAGGCTTATCGAAGAATGTAGACCAGATTTTTTTATCTGGGAAAATGTTAAAGGAACATTCTCATCAAACAATCGCCAAGACTTTGCAGCAATCTTGCAAGCGTTTACCAACATTGGGGGTTATAGACTTGAATGGCAATTGCTTAATACAAAATGGTTTTTACCCCAAAATAGAGAGAGAATCTACCTTGTCGGATATGCTCCAAACAGAAGTAGAGGACAAGTATTTCCTATCGGAGAAAGCTTTGGAAAAGATGACGATAAAATAAGTTTGTTTGGAGATACAAATAAAGGAGGAGAAAGAGGTGCTATACATAATACTAATGCCATAATGAGCTGCTTATCAGCTACTGATTACAAACAACCAAAACAAATTAAAGTAAAATCAGCAACAAAAAAAGGATATGAAATAGCAACAACTGGAGATAGTGTTAATTTATCACAACCAAACTCTAAAACAAGAAGAGGTAGAGTTGGTAAACAACAAGCTCAAACATTAGAAACAAGTTGCAATCAAGCAGTTATTGGATATACTAGAGATAAAAAAGGTAAAGTAACAAACTATCACGAAAAAGATGAAGCTAATACAATACACTCAAGCTCTGGAAGTGGTGGGAATACTGACCAGTACATTAAATACAATTATGGTCAAAAGTCCTTAAACGAAACATTAGAGAAAGAAAATATATCTAATGACCAAATAAAAGCACTTGACTTGTATAATAAAAAGGCGAGAGATGATAGTCCTACTTTAACAGAGCCTCATCATAATAGTTTGCGTTTGTTTGAACACGGAAGAATAAGAAGATTAACACCAATAGAGTGTGAAAGATTACAAGGGTTTCCTGATAATTGGACACTTGCAGAAGATAACTCTGATACTCAAAGATATAAGATGTGTGGTAATGCAGTAACTGTAGATGTAGTCAGAGAAGTAGCAAAACGAATTAAAAAAACATTATATTGGACTTAATAATACTAGATATGCTTATGAATAAACAAATAAAACTATTAGACGGAAAATACTACGACAAAACAGAACTATTATCTAAAATGCTAGATGATGAATTCTATTATGGCTTTATGAATAAATTTGCATTTAGTAGTAGTACAATAAAACTATTACTAGAATCACCTAAAACATACTATAATGTAATGAAGTATGGATCACCTAAAAGTCAAGCGCTAAGAGATGGCTGGTTAACGCATACTGCTATATTAGAGAATGACGTATTTGAATCACAAGTGTTTATAGATGTGCAAAGCAAGAACACAAAGAAATTTAAAATGGCTAAAGAAGAACACGGTGAAGTATTTACAATGAAAGAAAAGAATGATGCAGAAAGATTAGCAGAAGCATTTTATCGTAACGAACCCGCTATGCAAATGATAAAAGGATGTAAGACAGAATATCCAGGTGTAGCATTAGTACAAGGTCAACCATTTCGTGCTAAAGCAGATGTGCTAGCTAAAGACTATGTGTGTGATCTTAAAACAACAAGTAACATAAAAGGTTTTGAACATAGTGCGTATAACTTTCACTATGACGTACAAGCCTATCTATATACAGAAATTTATAATATACCCGATTTTAGATTTATTGTAATAGATAAAGGATCTAGAGATATAGGTATAAGTAAAGCTGTAAGTAAAGAGTTTATACAGAGTGGTAGAGATAAAGTAGCGTATGCGCTTAATGTTTATGCACAACACTTCGAGCAAGACGAACCAGAACTAGACGACTATTATATAGAGATAAACCTTTGATATATAAAGAATTATTAATAATTTAGTAAACTATGAGAGAAACATACAGAATAGCAAAAGAAGTTAAGAAGATAACAGGTATAAACTTCTTAGAGAAAAAAAGACAAACAGAGTATGTAGAAGCAAGAGCTTTCTTTGTACACATACTTAGAAATTATTACAAGCTACGTAATAAAGATATTATTATAATATTTAACCAATTAGGTTTTAATATGGATAGTGCAACACTATGTCACGCATTAAAAATGTTTGAAGTATATGAACATAACAATAAAAGAATGCAAGAATGGTTTGATAATTTGTTTGCTAAACCTGACTTTAAGAATAGAGCGAATACAACTGCTTATATAAAATCTAAACTAAAATACTTACCTGAAGATACTTTAATTAAGATGGCAGCACAGATAGATGCTATGGTAAAAGATGAAGTGTTTTTAGATGAAAGTGAATGGGAGTATTAAAAAAAAGTAAAAAAAAGTATTATATATTTGATTAATCAAGTTTTTTCAAGTTGGCAAGAAAGATAATAAGTGCTTACATAGAGCGACCTAAAAAGAAAAGACCAGGTGTGCATAGTAAGAATGCAAGTAGAGGGCAAACGGGTTATAAAAAGAAATATAGAGGACAAGGTAAAAGAAATTAATTATGAGTTGGGGTGGTAAAAGAGATGGATCTGGTAGAAAGTCTAAAGCTGATGAGTTTAAGTTATTAGACAAGCTATCACCTATGGAAGATTTATTTATACAAGTACTACACGATGGTCTAAAGAAAGGTGACTATAAGTTTGCACAACTATATGCAAATTACTATTATGGTAAACCTAGAGAAACACAAGACATAACACTAAACCAAGACACACCTTTATTTGAAGTAGTGGTGAAAGATAATGAATCAAGTACAGACTAATGTTATATTTAACCACGCTTATAAATTTCATAGATCAGATAAGAAGATACTAATAGAGCAGGGAGGAAGTAGGTCTGGTAAAACCTTTAACCTGTTAGTGTGGATAATATTCGATTACTGCTTTCAAAATCAAAATCATATTGTTACTATATGCCGTAAGACTTTTCCGAGTTTACGTGGAACTGTTATGCGTGACTTTTTAGATATACTAAAGAACTATGAGTTATATAGCGAAAAGAATCATAATAAGAGTAATAGCGAATACTATCTAAACAACAACACCATAGAGTTCATATCATTAGATCAACCTGCTAAGATACGTGGTAGAAAAAGAAACTTATTATTTGTTAATGAGTGTAATGAAATAGATTGGGATAGTTGGCAACAATTAATATTTAGAACAGAAGGTCAAATAATAATAGACTATAATCCTAGTGAAGCAAACCATTGGATATATGATAAAGTAGAAACTAGAGATGATGCTGTGTTTTTTAAGACTACATATAAAGACAATCCATTTATAGATAAAACACTTGTACACGAACTAGAAAGACTAAAAGAAACTGACGATGAATATTGGCAGGTATTTGGACTAGGTGAAAGAGCATTATCTAGAACACAGATATTTAGCTTTACTACAATAAATAAAATACCAGAGGATGCTAAGTTCTTATCTATAGGTATGGACTTTGGTTATACCAATGATCCGACGTGTGCGGTAGAAGTATATCAGAAAGATCATAATCTATATATTAATGAATTACTTTATAGAACTATGATGACAACGGCAGACATACATAGATTCTTTCTAGAGCATAATAAAGACAATAAGCTATGCTTTGGTGATTCAGCAGAAGTACGTTTAATAGACGAGCTTAGAAGAATGGGAAACAATATAAGACCAAGCGTAAAAGGACAGAATAGTATTATGGCAGGTATAGACTTGTTAAAGCGATACAAACTACATATAACAGAAACATCTGTAAATGCTATAAGAGAGTTTAGAGATTACAGGTGGAAGAAAGATAAAGCAAATAGATTAACTAATATACCTAATGATGGTGCTGATCACTTACCTGATGCAACCAGGTATGCAACCTATAGTCTAATGAGCAAACCTAACTATGGTAAGTATGCTATACGTTAATACTTTCTAATTTAGAACAATCAGAATGCCAAGAATAAGATAAATTATTACCATAACCATAACTATATAATTCATATGATTTTACTTTAACAGAGCCTATTTTATTATTAATATATACGTGAACATAATTACCTCTATGATTTTTACTATTATGTATAGAAACAATTCTTTCATCAAATATGCCTAAATTATATAATTGATATATTACATCTACTTTTATTACAGAACTATAATTCTCTGGTGTATGACAAAACAAATAGTTATTATACATTTTATATGGATTATGTAATGTATATTTTAATTTAACTTCTTTAAAATTTATATTTATTTTACTTATTTCATCATCTGGTATATCTTTATATAATATAGGGCAAAAAACTGCTTTACTTATATCTATTTGAAAACCATCATCTTCTTCATCTCTTAATACATAGTATAATATAGTATTTGGTTTTAACTTTATATTATTTTTATTATCGACATAAATATTTTCTTTTTTAATAGATCCATATTTATATCTTTTATTATTATATATCCAATCAGAACCTGATACAATTTCTAAATTATATTTATTTCTATAATATTTATAGGTTTTATAAAATTTAATGTTATTAAATTCATTAGAACTTTTTAATTGATTCCATTTATCTATTCCAATAATATCTAAAAAGAACTTTTCTGTTTTGTGTATTTTTTCCATAAAACAAATATAAGTAAAAAAAAGTTATTAAATAATTTTGATAATTAAAATATAGTTATTAACTTAGGGGTATGAAACAAAAACTATTAAACATATCATACGTTGCCGTTATATGGTTAGCTGCAATATTATTAGTCTTACTAGATAATTTTATAATGAATCTATAATGGAGTCAAAATCATTTAGAGATACTATGATAGCGTTAAACCAGGTGTTCGGTCACTATGACTTAGATCTACTTAAAACATTAGATACATCACAACTAGAGGACTTGTTTATACAAGACGCATTTAGTTACCCAACAAAGCACGAACACTTTGAATTACATAAAGACAATATTAACTTTAAAATAATAAAAGAACAGCTTACATCTTCATAATTCTTTTTCATAGAATTTTTTTCATATTAATTGGTTAGTAAAGGGGGTTCGGAGATGGCTCCCTTTTTTTGTGAAAAAAAGTTAAATTTGTTATTATATATTTATGAAGTTATCTATTAACGTACCAACAGATCTAAACGAACTAACACTAGATCAATATCAAAAGTTTCTTAAAATACAAAAAGACAATGGTGATGGTACGTTTGTAGCTCAAAAGATGATAGAGATATTTTGTGGCATAGATCTTAAAGACACATTTAAAATTAAGATCACAGATATGAACGAAATAATTAGAATACTAAACGACTTACTAGAAATAAAACCTAAACTAATAAACCGCTTTGAAATGAATAATACTGCATATGGATTTATACCAGTATTAGAAGATATATCATTAGGTGAATATGTAGACATAGAAAACTATATGCAATCGTGGGATGATATGCACAAAGCTATGAGTGTTTTATATAGACCAATTAAAGAAGCACATAGAGATAAATATAATATTATTGATTACGAAGCTAAAGAAAGCGATGTAATGAAAGATATGCCTTTAGATGTGTGTTTTAGTGCGGTGGTTTTTTTTTACAATTTAGGGATCGAGTTGTCAAGCAATATGATGGATTATTTAACGGAGAACCAGTTGAGCAACCTAACGGAAGGTCAGCACAGTTTTCTAAGCGATGGGGGTGGTATTCAGCAATTTACGAACTCTCTCAGGGACGTATTACAGAATTCGAAAATATCACTAAAGAAAGATTATTAAAATCTTTAAATGTATTATTATATATAAAAGAAAAGAACGAAGTAGAACAAGCAGAATTAAAAAGAAATGCCAGCAAACGTAGCCATTAGATCATATTACTTACTTAGCGAAGCGCTAGAAAGTTCACTATTAAACAACGATATAACTAAAACAGTTACTATAGGAGATGTATCTGATGTAGACTTAGGTAAACAAACTATATTTCCCCTAGCACACTTTATAGTAAACAATGTAGTGTCAACACAACAGACACTTGTATATAATATTACCGTACTTGTTATGGATATAAAAGATACTAGTAAAGAAGAAGAAACAGATAAGTTTAGAAAAAACACAGACGAACAAGACATATTAAACACACAGTTAGGCGTATTAAATAAATTAATACAAAAATTAAGATTTGGCGATTTAAACACTACGGGATATAAATTAACTAATGATCCTACTTGTGAACCATTTGTAGATAGGTTTGAAAATAACTTAGCGGGGTGGAATGCAGATCTAGAAATAGAATTACCTAATGACCAATATATATGTTAGTATTTTCAGATAAGTTTAATGCAAGGTTAGATCAGTTCTTTAAAGCTGTTAAGAAACAAGCTAGACAGAATCTTAGTAAAGGTACTAAGCTACAAAGAAGAAAGCGACCTATAAACAACACAAGAAAGTTATATAACAGTATTCAATATAAAAAGCTATTTGAAAACAAGAATAGTTTAGCGTACGGTTTATTTATGGAAGATTATGGTGATTATATTGATAAAGGTGTAAAGGGTACTAAAAGTAATTATAGGGTAAACAAGAACACACCTTATAGTTACAAAACTAAAATGCCTTATTCAGGTGCGTTTGAGAATTGGGCTAAAGCTAGAAAGATAAGGTTTAGAGATCCACAAGGAAAATTTAAAAAAGGTGATTACAAACAAATAGGATATGTATTAGCAAGAAGCATATTTGAAAAAGGTATAAGGGCAAACAATTTTTTTACTATACCATTTGTTAATGAGTTTAAAAAATTACCGCAAGA